TAAGTGAGATCGGATGGGTGACTTGGCCACCTGAGACAAAACCTGCCAAAATTTGAAAAAGGGAGAATGTGAATAATACCTCCCGTAAGCATCAAGCATCTCTGCTCTTTGCTTATCAGCACAACTGTAATTGGCTATGTGCTTTGCCAAATACAGTGGCTTTGGCTCAGTTTGAAAACTGGTTCCCATGAAGTTGAGAACAGGTTCGTACTCTTTTATTGTCACCCCCATTGAGTGCACAGCTTGAATGTAGGCCGGATCTATGCACTCTTGCAGCACATCGTCGCCTGTGGCACACCAATTGGTGAAACTATTGTTCGAGTAAACACAGGCGGCGAGATGTAAGATTCCCATATGGAGGGAGTTGTCGGCAATTGTCGAAAACAAGCCTGATTTTTGGAAACCGCGAAAGGCTTGCTGCACTACCATGCCATTGGAGAAGGCCAATTTTGCGTGTGAGAAAGCATCATCATATAATAATTTGACGACGCGTTCCCAATCAGGGGGCCCTCCCCAACGCAGTCGTAGATTCATGACTGCGTCAATGATCCAACCGGGGGCGTTCACGTCCCAGGCGGATATGTCCCTAGATATCTTGAGTCCTAGGGACTTGGCGTGATGTTTGAACCGACGCCAACCTCCATAACAAAAGACCAATCCATGTCCAGAAGGAGTCTCGTAAGGCCGGGCGTTGAGATATTCATTTTGGTGACTAAAAGCCATTCTCCAGGCCATTTGAACCGGCAAAGAAGCTGCATAAATCAGCCTCCAACGTTTCGTGGAAGCTTTCTTCAAGGAATGGGGCTCGTCCTTAACGAAAACCCTAAAATAATGGTTATATTTTCCTTGAAGCACCAGCTGTGTGTCATGCCAGAGGAGCTGGAGTTTGACTGGATCATAATTTCTGCCGTCCCACCCCAACCAGCCTCCAATGGTGGGATTGGCTGTCATATAAGGGATTCCTGGGGAGGAGGCATGATCCAATTGAGACACCAAATCTGAAAAATACTCAAAAG